GCCATTTTCTCAGATGCTTTTTTGCCCTCTTTTAGTATTGTCTTAACTTGTTTGTCTGAAGCACCTCTTTTTCTTGCTTTAGATGCAACAGACCCAGTTTTGATCATAGAATCTCTAAACGCATCTCTCCCTCTAGCTTCTGCTTCTTTTCTTTTTCTACGCCTATCTCTTAATGCCGCACTCTCTTCAGTAGTAATAGTTTCGTATGGCTGATCAAAGATTCGAGATGTAATTATTTCATTAGGATCTTTAGCTTTTAGCTCTGTAGTATCTACATAAGTAGGATCTAGATCTGCGCCTTTTGGCTCTGCCGAGTATACAAAGGGTTTATAGTCATCTACTAAAGTACGCCCTGTCTTTTCAAAAGGCGATACAAAAGGTTTTGGTTCTTCGTCTTGTAATTCAGGATCTTCAACTTTTACTTTTGGTTCTTCGTCTTGTAATTCAGGTTCTTTAATTTTTACTTCAGGCGCTTCAACTTTTACCGTAGGTTTCTTAATCTGTTCTAGAACTTCACCGTATGTAAGAGTTGGACTATAATCGTTTTCCTCTCCAGATTCTTTTGCTTTCATGGCTGCATAAGATTCACTAGCACCCCAATCACCTGTTCTTAAGAACTCGAAGAAGTCTCCATCATTTGCTGATCCAGGTTTAGATGCAAACTCACTACCCTCTTCTAGAGATACATCAGCTATTTTTATAAATACATCTCTGTCTACTGGATCTCCGTAACCAAGTTCAGTTGCTACGATAGTGTCTTGACCTAAGTTATTATCTTCACCTTCACCTGTGTATCTTCTACCTAAGACAGGTACACCATCACGGCCTTTTATATCCATCTCATACCACTCAAAGCCATCACCAGCATACACACCGTTCCTAGTAACTTGTCCGTAAGATTCAAATTGTTTTTCTTCTCTAGTTATAGGATCTCTATATGTGGATACTCTACCTGTTGTAGGAGCGATTGTGTTTTCTACAACCTCTACAGGTGACTTAGTTTTTTCTACATCCATACCTGTTACTGCAGGATCTCCAGGAGAAATAGCATCTCCAGTAATATTACCTTCAAAGTCGTATACTTCACCAGCTTCCATAGCTATTGCTTTTTGAAGTGCAACAGCTTCTTCATCTGTCTCTGGTACAAATGCATCTTTTACTGCACCATATATTTTTTTGATTAGACCAGGCTTACCTTCTTTAGATGCTTTTAACATATCTTCAAGAGCACTTTTATCTGCTGCATATTCTTCTGAAGCAATTCTACGTTCTATCTCATTCTCTAATCGTCTAGCACTATCCATCATAGCACCCTTAACAAAAAGACCTAATACTGGATTTATAGCACCTGCACCAAATGCTATTGCTGTAGATTTACCAGAAGATTGATCTTCTAACATCTTACCAATCTCTTCTGTAGTAAGTTCTTTATAGTTTATAGGATCAGGTTTTAACATTGGTCTTTTACGGCGACGAGAAGTTACAACCTGTGGTTCTGGTTGTGCTGCCGCAGCTGGTGCTTCTTCAACAACCTCTTCTTTTATTGTATAACCTGGAGGAATAGAAGTCTGAGGTTTACCGTTAATAAATGTGATGTATATAGAATGCCCAGCTTCATTAACATAGGTACGTACTTCTACAGTAGGTGCACTACCTGTTGATTCATAACCAGCAGTAATACCTGTGCTGCCTAAGCCAAGAGCACCCATTTCGTCATAACCTTCATCTCCTGGAGATAGTGCATAACCGCCCTCATCCATTTTCATAGGTTTGCCATCATCCTCTACTTCTAGTTCAGAAATATCGAACATCATATCGTCAGATTCATCTACAGGCTCACCACCAATACGTCCATTCTCAGCCATATCTTGAAAGCCAAACTTAGCTTTAGCGCGTAATTGCTCAAAGAACCTAACGCCATAGTACCGTACTACGTCAGCAGGTACGACATACTCACCTTCACTTAGTTGTGCTGGTATATCGTCACGAACTTCTTTTGCAGTAGAACCTATGGGAACTTCATTTCCTGACACAGGGTCAATACCTTTAGTGTTGTCTGGTACTGTATCTAAATCTACACTACCGCCCAGTGCAAAAGCCATTCTTGTTTGTTCATCCATTTACTTTATCCCTCAAGTATTGAAGTTGACGCAGAGCGCGTATAGCACCTTGATGCCTGTATAGTTCAGCAGTATCTGTAACAGTTTCCATACTACGTTGTTGTGTAGAAATACGCTCATCTAACTCAGAGATGAACGCTTCCCATGATGTTGTGTTGTTTACAAAACTCTTAAGAGACATTACCACTGAATCCTTGCTCTCCTGGAACTGGTGCTGTACCCATGCCTATCTGACCACCGCCACCACCTGATGTGTCCTGTACGCCCCCCTGAGGGGTCTGTGGCGCTTGTTGGCCTCCCTCTGGTGCTGGTACACCCTCAGGTGCTTCTGGAGGCTGTGCTGGTTGCTGGAAGCCTTTGAGGATCTCAGCTTGGATAGCAGCGTCTGCCATAGAGTTAGTAACCTTATCAGGATCAAGATCCATGGACTTAGCAATCTCACGTATTATGTAATCCATCTTAGCAAAAGGAGCTAGTACTGGGTTCTGTGCAACTTGTAAGAATTGCATTAAGCGCTGGGATCTTACTTCGTTAGCCATTAAGCTTTCAGTACCTGACGCATGTACTTCTAAGTCACCCCGTATTTGTTCATCAAAGTCAAACTGCATGTTGAAAGAGAAGAATGCTTTACCTAATGGGCGAAGTAAATAGTCATCCACGTTTTTAACTACTGTACGAATAGAACCGTTAGCAGCAGACATAAGCATACTAATACCTGAGGCTGTACGCCCAACGCCTGATACACCTGTTTGACCATGAGCAAAGCTAGGGAAGCCAGTACTCTCATCTGCTAGTACTCTTGCCTTATCAAATAGTTGCATATTTTCTTGAGCAACATTTGGGAACTTAGTACCGAAGATGGCTTGTCCTGGTGCACCCCCAGCCCTGCGGAAGACCTTGCCAGGATATACAGATAAGTCTTGTCCAGGCGTTAAGTTGGTCTCATCTACTTCTATAATAAGATTACCAGATAATGCAGCATTGTCAATAGCCATACGCATAAAGCCATTCATCAATGTCTGTGTATCGTCCATGTTCTCAGCAATACCTACACCAAAGAAGCTGTAAGGGTTATGCTCGTAAGGAACTGCATAGTAAGGTATACGTGTAGGTTTGAATGGGTTTAGTACAAAGCGTAGTACTTCACCGTTACATATCCAAACGTTACAGTTAACCTCATCTAAATCTTTTAGTTCGCTGGGTATCTTAACACCATGCTCTTCAAGTAGTTCAGTATCTACATAACCCCAAAACTCTAATACTTCCCAACGCTCAGAAGATGGTTGTGTATCATCATCCTCCATAGTCATTTCCCAGTATTTCTGTATGTAGTCAGGTCCTTTATCTACAGCCATCTGAACTGAGTCAGACATGAAGTAGGGACGACTTCTTAAAGAACGTAATTGTGTACGTGACATCTTATGACGTTCAACAGTATACTCTGCATCATTCATAGACTTAGCTTCTGGGTCTGGGTAGAAGTCCCAAGAAGAAACATGACTACACTCAGGTACTGTCTTTACTAATGGATCATACTCACCATCATCATTCCAGTTAGGGTACTCTTTATCTACAGCAAAGGGACCTTTCATAACACCTGTACCTAGTAGTGCCATCTCAAACGCCATAGAACGTAAGTGTGTAGATGCACCTGATTCCTGCAGCTGGTCATGGATTTTCTTTTCCATCTTCTTAGCTGAGACCATAGCTGGGTGAAATGATACAGTAGATGGTGTAGTTCCGTCACCCTCAATAATCTTATCTGATACAGCTTCAAGTTTACCGCTTAAACCAGCCATACGTGCCTGTAGATCCATAAGGGTCTCACCAGGTTTTAGTGTAGTGTCACCATTTATAAGGTAAGGACTAGAGGCTTTATCTTCTGTCACAGGTTTGAGTGCATCACCTGCAGCTTGAGCTTTAGGATCTATATTAATATGTACTGCTTCTGCTACACCATCAGGTAATACAGAAGGGTTAACAGATAGTGGGAACTTGTTGTTACCAAATAATACATCTACAATCTGCCCATAAGCAGCAAGAGTCTTAGTCTTGGTAACCTTAACAAATACGCGAGACTTCTCAGTATCTGTAAATGAAACATCCTTACCATATATACCACGATAGTTGCGATATGCTTTTAACCAGCGTTGTTCATCTGAATGCCTTGCATCCTCTGCTCGTTTGTATCGCTCTTGTACAAAAGCTACTACGCTATCTTTTTGTTCAAAGATGCTATCCGTACTGTCTTCTGCAGCTACGACTTCATCTGTTTCAAACATTTCTTCTTGTTCTGCCATTTATTAATACCCGAATGTTGTATCACTAGCTTGAAAGCCTGTGCGTTGTGTTGCTGGGTTGAAATCCCAAATGCTGCTGCGTGGACGTGTCATAACACCATATCGTAAAGCATCGTATAAGTGATCCTCTGCGTGAGTGTCTACATCTTCTGGATTTCTTTTATCCAAAGGAATGCTTGGTATCTGCGCTATAGTGTTAGTGCAGTTGTTCATAAATACTAATCTAGGCTTTTCCGTAAACTCATCGACCTGTAACCGCCTATGTATTTCGTTTTTACCTGCGACACGCGAACCCCTAGACCGATCCGAAGGCCGCCAACGGCAACCCTTCATAATCATTTGCTCAGCTAGTGATGGTCCCGTGTCGCCTCGGTTGTGCCATAAAGAAGAGTCTAGCACACCGTATCTCATACCACCGTCTTGTTTCTCTAAATCTAAAATCATATCAGCTAGATCTGTAGCTGTAACCTTAGAACAATATAACTCTCTGTAAACAATGAGTTGCTCGTCTGGTGCAACAGCAAACCAGATAACTCCTGTATAAGATCCGTAGCCGTAGTCACAAGCTCTAAACTTAGCCCAACTTTCGGGAACTTCAAAAGCGTCAATGACATGCTTGGTTCTGTCAAACTCTGGGAAAGCGGCTCCATCGTTAATATCCCAGTTACCTTCTAAGAGTTGTTTTCTTTGATGCTCTGGTAGTGACAATAGCATTGCTTCATAGTCACCTGCCTCAGCAAGATATGGGTTATCAAATAGTGATGCAGGTATAAACCTACGTTTAAACAAAGGTTGCCCTGCTTTACTGTGACCAACAGGATATGTAATAGTATCACCTGTTTCGACATTTGTAGCCCAGAACGGCTCATTAGACGGTCCAGGATCAATAAACATTTTCTTAACCCACTGATGACCACTACCTCCTGGGTTGGTAGTAGCTCTCATGTATAAACCTAAGTGCTGGGCTGAACTACGTAAACGTGATCTCATGTAGTCCCAAGCGTAAGGACTAGACCATTGTGTAAGTTCGTCAAAGCCTATCCAGTTAAAAGCCTGTCCTTGGTATCTTGTAACGTCTGTGTCTTTATCTAAGTAAGACATCCAGAGTCTACCGCCCTTAGGTGAAGTCCACTGTGATTTACGCTCTGACCATTTTATACCTGGTATAGCTTTAGGGTATAGTTCTTGACTCTTCTGTATTAACTCTCTAAGTTCTTCTGTAGTATGACGTACAAGTAGACCTGAGAAGTTAGGATCGTTTAAACCATGAAGAGGGTCTGCAAGCATGGCATAACTTTTACCTCCACCAGCTGCTCCTCCATATAGTACTTCTCTCTCTGACGAACTTAGAAACAAGGTCTGGGGGCCAGGGTTAGGCTTAAACACTATATCTTGTGCTAACTCCTCATCGTATGCAGGAGCAACAGC